CTCCTGTCTCAGTAGCCATTGCAAAAGGTGCCAATATTGGGACATCTTTTAATTTAGATGCAATAGTGGCTACTGTAGTGGCTGGTCTAGATATCACGTTAATATTGTGTTCATCACCTTGCTTCGATTCAATGGCCATTTGTGGTAAAGAGGAAGTGGGAATAGAATATCTAACATCCTCAGCCCAAGCCATGACTGTTATTGTTACTGGGTCCAAAGAACCATTTGCGTGTTGCAGTGGATTCATTTGGTATAAAACTAAATTACCCAATTGGTCCCATTCGTTATCTGGAATGCTTAAAGCATTCTTAGGATAAAAGAAAGGTAACTCCATAGATCCTCCCTCTGATTCAGTGGGGTTCAAATATATGTGCATTCTATGGGAACCTCTTATTAAATCGACTGGTAACCAATTTCTGGGTGGTGTAAAAGCGTCTTGGACATCTAATGGTAAGTATGATACAATCATTCTTCCATAGTAAAATCCATTGCCATATATTAATATTTTCAAACATAATTTACATCTTAACATATAATAATTCTTTATTTTCTCAATTACTCGAGGATTCTCCCAAAATAATTTCCAGGGATTGATCTTTTGATAAAATGTTGAATTCACATCCCAACTATAATCAGCTATCCTTATAGGACGACTGAAAAACTCATTCAACTGGACATCATCTATAAATCCATCTTCTCTCGTGGGATCGGACGTGTGAAATCTATGATCTTTTTCTCCGGGCACATTACTCGAGAAATTAATATTTTGTTGTTTATGATGTGACTGATCTGTCACACCTGTAGTAAAAATTTTATTATCAGTAGTCTATTTACAATGAAATGAGCGTATCGCGAATAAAACACGCACACGGTTTGTCTATTTCAAACATGCAAAGCCTAAGCCAGATTTCAAGACATCAATCTAACTTGGTAACCATATACATGCAGGGTTTTGCTTTTCTCCGAAGGTAAACCACCCCCCGTGATGTTTTATAAGGGTCATCACTGGCCCGTGTGAAAGTATTTATATAGCCCTCTACAGGGCGGGGCCACACTAAGTGGCGTACTTTTCGTTCCAATATAGGACTCTGGCATCGAAATCTTCATCCAGCTTTGTCGTCCAAAGATTGTGTTCTTTACACACCTTTTGCAATTGTTTCCTAAGGTGTTCATATTCCTCACGACCATGTAAAAACATTTCCAATAACATGGTATTTACAGCATTAATTGCTATCTCCTCTGGGCTTTCCTTAGAAATGGACATGTGGGCCATTTTCCATATAGAATTCTTGGATAATGCACCCACATTGCAATTAAT